AAACAGTGGCAGAATCTGCATTATTTGAATTCATTGTAGGAAAATTATTCTCTGGACTATCTGGCATATCACAATCAGACGCAACTATCCCACTAGATGAAAAGTGATTATCATTGCCACTAGTATCTGCACCTATTGTACTAGATGAACCACTACCAACACTTGTATTTTTAAACTCTAATCTAAAACCATTTGTTCCATAAGAGCCAGTATATGCTTTAGGAATCCATACACCATTTTTTGTTTCACCAAATGATGTTGGTGCTAACTGAGAGCCATCAACAAAATTGATTTCTGCCATATATCCATCAAAATTTGTTGTGCCACTATATAACATATCGCCTATTTCGTGTTGATTAGTATTATTAAATAAAGTATCTCCATCTTGGGTTGGATATGTTTCTGTGCTAAAAGATGTTTCTTGTGAGCCATTAATATATAATTTTGCTCTATTTGATGATGTTGATTGTGTAGTATCAACTGCAACAACAATATGATACCACGAAGAAACATCTCTAAAAACTCTTGATGACCTTAAATCCATACTTATGCCAGTATCTTGAATCCTTATATTATTTGTATCTAATATTTGTACACTTGTGGCTGGTGTAGCAGTAGGTCTTGCAATTATCAATGTTTGAACAGATGAAGCAAAATTTGCTCTTTTTATCCAACAACTAAATGTAAAAGTTTTTCTATTACTTGCACTTGATGGTGTTCTAGTTAAATAAGTGTTACTCCCTCTATCAAACCTTAATGACTGAGTAGCTACTGAATTATATAAACCAGTGTCTTGAAACCAATATGAATTGTTTAATGCCATTAACTAAATGCCTTTAATGGTTTCCCTAATAAAATTGAATTACTTGCTTTTACTATAAAAGGAACTACATCATAGGCACTATTTGCTACAGATAAACTTAAACCTCCACCATCTACTGTTTCATAATCAGTTCCTAAAGATACTGTTCCTGCACTTCCAGAGCTTGGTTGTATAAATATCATAATGCCAGATGAACCAACTTCTTCTGTTGTTGGATTTGCTAAAGTATTAGAGCCACTTCCTAAAGTAAGAATAAAATTATTATATGTGTCAAATTCTAAAATCTTTGAAGATGAAATAGTAGCAGTTTCAGTATTACCTTTTAATGATTTCGCTAATACTAAAGTACCATCTTTTATATTTAAAGAATCAACAGTAACCCCTGCATCTGTAACTTTTTCTGAAATCGTTCCTACTGTTAATGTACTCATTCTGCATTCTCCAGTGCTGTAATTCTAGTTTCTAATGCTTCAATTTTAGCTATGGCTTCTTTCAATGCACCAGTTAATAATGGCACAAGTTTAGCTTGGTCAATTCCCTGCATAACTGCTTCGCCATCATCATCTACTTCATTATGAGTGCCAGTTACTGCTTCAGCAACTACAGATTGTGCTTCGTGTGCAAGAAAACCATCAACAGTTGTGTCTGCATCTGCAATAAAATTAAATCTTTTAGGCAATAACTGTTTTACTCTATCAATAGCACCAGTCATATCTTCTACATTTTCTTTTAATCTGTGGTCTGAGGAAGTAACATATGCTGTACTCGTATTCGTGGTATTTATTGCTCCAACATTACTTCCATTCCTGTTAATAACAACACAAGTTGTAGAAGTTGAACCAGTTCTTGTATCTTGAAAAAAACAAGGAGTTGTAGCACTACCATCTGAAGCAACATGAAGTTTGCCTAAAGATGTAGTTAAACCTATTGATAAATTCCCACCGTTTAACAATCGCATACGTTCTGTATTATTAGTTGCAAATATCAAGGCTTGATTTTCATACTGCCAAACATAAGCATCTTCTGACGCACCTAACCCAACTATTAAACCATCTGTAGATGTTGCTCCAGTTGTACTGTTTGTAACTTGAAGATAATTACCACCACTTGTAGATTCATTTAAATGTAATTTATTTGCTGGACTACTAGTACCTATGCCAACTTTGTCGTTTCCACCATCAACAAACAACATATTAGCTTCGCCATTTGATTCTACTCTAAAATCTCTATCTGCTGAAGCATCATTAAAAACTACTCCAGTAGTATCAACTGTAGCCACTTCTGCATTAGCTATTTTTATTCCTATTTTGTCATTAGTAGATAAATCTAATCCACTGTCATTATCTCCAGTAGAGTTTACAACACTATTTACTTTTATTTCTGACATATTTTAAACTCCTAACAAGGCATTTATTTCATCATCAGATAAACCTAACTTTTTTAGCTTGGTTATCGCTGAAGTTTTATTATCTGCTTTTGCAGTATCTTCATCTTTTAATTCTTGTATTTTTGCATTTACTTCATCTTTTGTTGGCATTTTTGCAGTTTCATCATTAAGAATAATATTTTCATAAGACATTCTTTTTTCGCCAGTCCAATCTTTTCTCCAACCATACCATTGATGTTTACCGATATTGAATTTGCCTAATGCTAATTGCAAATAATCTTTAGTCATTTTAAGTATCTCCTAATCTAATAAAAGCAAAAGAAGTAGTGTTAGCATCTGTATTACCACTCACTATTGAGTTAGTTGCCATAGAACTAGTTGTAAATTTTACTTTTACATTAGCTGTATCTGTAACATCTACAAAACATTGACTAGCTCCACTAGCAGCAGTTGTATTAGTTGATAATCTGTTTCCATCAGAAGCATTGGCAATATTTGTAAAAGTACTATTGTTTGTGGTAACTTGAGTTCCAACATTAACTGAATTATCATCTTGTGGTGCAAGAGATGCATGAACTGTAATTTCATATATACCAGTTTCTGGAAAAGTAAATATACCAGAACTTTCCGACATCTGACCTCCTGCTGTAATAAAACCTGCACCAGTATGGTCTACTCTTTCTAAGTTAGATGTTATATCGGCATTAGTTCCTGTAATACTAGCAGTCAACCTAAACTGGTCAACAACTCTTATAAATGTACCTACTGGTGGATTAGCAAAAGTTGCAACTTGCGAACTATCAACTGTTATTGCTGTAGTATTTGCAGTTTTTAAAATTATTTGGTCATTTGTTGATAGGTCAATACCACTATCATCTCCTGCCAAATTCTTAATATTATCTACTTTTATTGTTGAACTCATGCTATCACCAAATTCCCTGCTACAGTTAATGTTGTACCACTTGCTACTGCAAGGCTAAAAAAACATCCACAATTATCTCCAGATGCTATTGTCGTATCCGTATTTAATTCTTGTTCGTGTGTTCTAAAAATATCGCCTTTACCATTTGTGGTATCACCTTGATTACCATTTTCTCCTTGAAAAAATCCTGCACCACCTCCTGCTGAAACTTCGGCAGTGTCTGTACTCTGGTTAAATGTGAATAAACTTATCCAAGCATCATTATCAGCATTTCTAATTTTTAAAATATTATTGCCACTGTCGTACCATAATTGATAAGCATAGGTTGTGCTTGGAGCAGAACTTCCACTATTTACAGAAACAATAGCCTGTAATACATTATTTATATCAGTCCTAGTATTTGGAAAAGTTTGGTTATCTATTACATAATCATGTTGTGCCATTTTTTACTCCTTTAAGCTGCAATTTCACCATAACCTTTTGCGACATAATCAAAAGTTCTGCTTACTATGGCATCACTACTATTATAAAAAGTAATTGTAAAACCACTAACACTTTTACTAGTTATAACATAATAATCGCCACTCGCCAAGTTCTGAGCAGAAATTCCTACACCTTGAAGTGCTTTAAAGTTTGGAGAAAATGTAACTGCCTTTGCACTTGTACCACTTACTATATCATTATCAGCTATAATTCTGTCTGGCATATCTATTGTAACTGATAAAGCACTAACACTTGGAGTTGCTTCTGAATCAAGAGTTGTTAATAAGGCTCTAAATTTAAATGCTCTTGCTTTATAATCCCCAACGACAAATTTTCTAAAATCTGTATATGTTGGAGAGCCTGCAGGGTCATCTTCTGTAGTTGCTACTTGCAGTTCAACATTTGTATCTCCAAATTCATTTGCATCTCCGTCAAATAAACCCTCTCTATCATCAAAGTTTCCAGTTGCATCATCAAATTGGACACCAAAGTCAACTCTTGTCATTGTGATATTCGCAGTTACTCTACTTGTATAAACTGCACCAACATCAATATAATTATCAAAATCATAAGTTCCAGATGATGCTACCTTACCACCCCCACCATCAAATAAACCTCCAGTTGTATCAAAGTTTCCTGCTCCACTATCAAATAAAATACTTGTTCCTAACCTTAATTCATTGCCAACTACAACTGTGGTTGTTTTTGTGCCAGTAAAATTTGGATTTTGTGTAGATGTAGCAACTGAATTTAAATTTTTAATATTTTCTATAATTGCTACTGAATTAGTTGAGTCAAGTGATTCATTACCTAATTTATCAACTGCTTTTATAAAATATGTACCAGTCATTGCAGGAACTACAGCAGTATTTGCGGGTCTTGATACCTTCGCAATTAAATCTATAGAGTTTGCATAAGTAGCACTTGCAGAAGTATCTCTTGAGTGTCTTATTCTATAATGTGATAAATCTAAATCTGCAACTGGTGTCCAAGATAAATGTGCTTCTGTATTTACAATATTTATTGCAAAATTTGTAACATCAGCAGGGGGAGCAGTTTTACCTACAACTTGATGCTGTGCAGTTGTTACATCTGAAACTGCAAATCTTGTTAATGCTCTTGCTCTTACATCATATGTCACATTATCTTCTACGTTTAATAATTCAAATCTACCAACACTTGATTTACCCATATTTACATACACAGATTGGGTTGTTTTTTTAGCCTCAACCTCAAAATCTGTGATTTGTGATAAACCACTTGCAACATCTGCTATCAATACACTAACCGCTTCTTCATTTAGAACTCTTAATTCGTCAGAAACAGTCAATGATGGTGGAGTCACCTCAAATGGATTTGGTAATGTAGTATTATCAATTAAAAATTGTTTTTCATCAACATTAGCATTAAAATCATAGACGGCAGAGTTTGTTTCTCTTAGTGCTAAATTTATTCCAAATGCAGGGCTTCCATTTTCTTCAATTATAGCCATTGACCACTCTGCAACTTCAAAAACTTTATTAGAAAAACCATATCTATCTAAAGTTACATTTACAGTATCACCAACATCTAATTGAAAACCTTTAAAAGAAACAGTTGAACTTATAGTAACTTGTTGTCTATTTCTAAATAATGCAATTTTAGCTAGTCTTTGTGCAGTATTTGATTCTATAGTAAAAGGTAAATCTAAATCAAGAAATTGTCTTTGCCCTCCATCTTCCGCTTCAAAAGTACTTGATGTGAATGCAGGGTAATCAGTAGCAATAAAATTATTTGTAGCAGGAGCAAAAATACCTTTTACTGCATTGTAATTATCTCTTTTTGATCTTTTTGTTTGAATAGTTATTCCACTTACAAAATCGCCCTCTGTAAGAGTAACTGTGGGTGTTTGATATTCTGCGACCTTCATTCTAAATTTACCATTTGAAAAAGTAACTAGACCTCCGCATGAAGTAAGTAAATTGCTCAATATTTGTTTTGGAGCACCTTTTGTTTCAAATGTTCCATTGACTTGGTATCTATCTGTAGTATTACCATTTTCCTTTGTAACAGTTTCATCACAAGTATTTGCAGATGATATAAAAGTAGTATCATTTATTTCAGTTGATGATGCACCAAAACCATATCTTGTGTCTGTAAGATAATCTCTTATACATAATGCAGGATTTCTTGAAAATGCAGTTGTTGATGTTCTTGGATCAAAAACTTTTTTGCCTTGAACTCGTGCAGATATATTGGGAATACCTCTTGGAAAGGCATCTCTATCAAATTCAAGTCTAGCATAAATATAAGCAATACCTCTTAATCTATGTTGATCAGTCCACTTTCCATTTGATTCTGATATAAGAGTTGCATCTGCTGATTGTGAGTCAGAACCAGTATGTTTTTTAATTCTTATTTTATTTGCATATTGTGATGGCGATGTTACGTTTCCATTACCATCAAGAGAAACTCCAGTATCATTTATAAAAATTGTGCCTATTTGATTTACTTCATGTCCTGCTAATAAAATTATCATGTGAAGAAATTTATCATCATCTGTACTTTCAATGAATCCTAAAACCCCAGATACTCTTACTTCTCCATAAATAACCCTTCTTGGAACAGTAGGTTGCTTAATCATTTGTGTTCTATTTTGTGCTTCTGATGTAAAATCAGAAAAACTTGGTAAATTTGGAGTTGGTGCTAGTGCTTGAAGTCCTGCTGATACTGCAGCCGTTATCGCAACTGTTGTTGCGAATGTTGCCATACTAAATGTACTTGCAAAAATACCTGCAGGTCCCAATGCAACGATTGCTACTGCAGCTAAAATAGTCTGAGGATTTGTTATGGCTTTTACAAATTTTTTAAAAAAACCCATTAGCTACCCCAAACAACTTCCTTGTCTTGCAGATCATCTACATATTCAAGACCTTTATCATCTGGAAAATCAATCTTTTGATCCTCTGAAGTAAATCTTCTTTCTCTTGCTCTATCTAGGTCAATAAGCCTTGATTCTGCACTTAACTTAATAACTGCTGACTCTCCGTTATCACTAATTGTCATTAAATCCATTTGACCTTGAAATATAGCATACGGATCAGCAACTGGGCTTCCATTTGACAAAGCACCTAAGTAAACAATAGCCGTTCTGCCTTGATAAGTTTCTGACAATGCAGAAGAAACAAGATCTGTTGGAATACTTGATAAAGTTATACTTATACCATTAGCTTGAATCTGTGCAGTTTCTTGTGGCGGACTTATAGATATGACATCACCACTTCCAACATATGTTTTGCCACCAAATGTTATATTTCCATAACCTGTCCAAGACAAAAAATCACCACCATCAAACCCTAAATCAATAGCGATAAAAGGTTGCATTTCACTTGATGTAAATTGATTATTTAATGCGGTAGTTAAATCTCTACTCATGCTAAATATTCCGTAACTGCAAAAGTAATACCATAAACAGATATAGCATTAGCTTCCCATTCTGTGGCATTATTTACAAGTCTAAATACTCCCTTTGGACTTAAAACTGTGATTGGTGTATCATCCGTAGGCGAACTTCTTAATGCAGGCTCAATTGATAATGTCGCATTTCCACTAGAGTCTGTGTCTGCATCTTCAACAATCATGTGTAACCTTGAACTTATACCAGAACCAATTTGTATATAATCTCCTGCTTTTAAATATCCAGTTTGACTTGCTGTTGCTCCATCTATTGTTAAAGAGTTACCAGTTTGGCTTCCACCATTTACTAAAGGTGTTCCTGCACTTGAAGATGCAGTTCCATTTGGAGTTCTAGCATCCCAATCACCTAAAAGCATTTGACCAGATACACCCCTTAGGGATACAAGAGATGCTACCCATTTTTTTGCAACCGCTTGTTTCATTGGAGGTAAAGTAACTTCTGCCTCCCACCATTCACCAGTATGACGAAAAGTTTGAGTTTGACCAGTAAAAGGACTTGTTGATTGACCAATAACTCTACGGATTCTAAATGTTGTGCTTATTGGTTGTGCTATAGCATCAGTTGGTAAAGATATAGGATATGTTATTGCCATTAACTCATAACAGTAGCAAAAGTGCCACCCCTCTGTTTTGCATCTACTATTGCTTCCATAGTTGATGATTGTATTGTTGGAAGTAAATTAAGAACCTCTGCTCTAACAGTTTGAGCAACTCCAGTGCTTATATTTATATTTTGATTTACAACTACTGGTTTACCACCACTCATCATTCCTTTTGTATCTGCATTATTTTTAACTACACCACTTGTATTTGGAATAAATAGTTCTGGACCTCTTTCGCCAACCATTCTAGGAACATTTGGAGAAACTGCTCCACCTCCTGCAGTTGTTAAGCCTACTGGTGGTTGAGTACCACCTACAGAAAGTGTTGGGGCAGGTGCACCACCAAAAGCACCTATTACGGTTTGAAGAAGCATAGCACGAATTTGAGCCTTAAGAAAATCTTTCGCCATTTCTGCCATAACTTCCTTAACAACATTCCCTAAATCTCTTAATGATAATTTACCAGTTTCAATAGCATTAACAAATGTATCTGCTAATCCAGAACTAAGCGAATCCAAGCCTTGCTCAAGTATTTTACCATTTTCTCCTGCAAATAATAATTCTTCTTTTATCTTTGCTAATGATTGTTTATATTCATCTGATGTAATTTTTCCTGCACCATACGCAACACTTAAATCATTTAGAGTTTGTTGTAATACTTCACTTTCAGTTCTATTACTTTGTACGAATGAAGTGGCATTATTTATAGATTTTTGAAATTCTTCTGTGGCTTTCTTACTTTCTAAATATGCAGGGATAATTTCTAATAATTTTTGCTTTTGTGCATCAAGACCACCACCAGATTGTATAAGAGTTTGGTTATATAGAATTTGTGCTTCAGATGCCCCTGCAATAACCATATTATTTTCTGTGGTTGTTTGGATTAATTTTTCTATTGAATCATTTAGTTTTTTATTTTCTGTAATATTACCTTGATTTATACCTATTCGTATTATGTCTTCTTCAATTCCCATCCTTTTGGCATTATTTAACATTCTTTCAGTTTGTGTTAATAATGTCATTTGCTCTCGCATTATCTTTAAATCTCTTTCTAAGAGTTTAAACGTCTTAGTATTTTCCATATTTTTAGATTTTAATATATCCATACGAAGAACTGTCGTGCTAATCGCTCTTTCAAGTTTCTCAATCTGTCTTGTCGTTTTTTCAAATACCTCATCTGGTGAATTTGTTACCATTTCTTTAAAGAAATTTATTACTGAAGTAATATTTTGAACTAATAAAGATAGTGTTGGTAAAAGAGGTTTTACTGCAGTTTCATTTAACTCAATTAATGCAGCTTCCAATCCTTTTGATGTATTTGCAAAACTATCTGCAGTTCTAATTGCATCGCCTTGAGCATCAGTTGTTCCTGCAATTATGAGATTTAACCTTGCTTGAACCTTCTCTTGTGCAGTTACAAGATTTATATTCTTTCTAATACCCATTCTTTGAAGTTCGGCTTTTAACTCTGTTTCAGTTATAACAATACCAAATCTTCTTACTGCTTCATGATTACCAACAAGTGCAGATTGGAAAGCTCTCATTGTATCTTCATCTAAAGCATTATTAAATGATGCTACATCTACTGCTAACTTTGTTAATTGAACTGATAGATCTGCCGCTTCTCCTCTGGCAAATCCTAATGGAACGAATGTATCTTGTACACTTGATGCCATGCCCTCTAATTGTGAAGTTGCTCTATTTACTTGATTTCCAAATTCATCAAGTTCTCTTCTAACGCTTCCCACAAATTCGCCAAAAACTACAGAGGACTTAGCTTCCATTTCCTCAACTGCAGATGCCATCTTAACCATATTCATACCAAATCTGGCAACTTGACTTGCTATAACAACTCCAATAACACCTTTTATCGCAGTTCCAAGACCCATAAATGATTTTTTCTGTTTATCAACAGTTTGGTCAACTTGTCTTTTGGATTGATTTAGTTGTTTTCTTAGCTGACTCATATCAGCTTCAATACGAACCAATAATGTATCTACAGTTGCCATTTAATCTGGGTACCTTTCCATTAAATCTTGTAGTTCATCTTTCATAAGTGGTGTATCTTTTTCTACTGTATTTGCCTCTACATAACCTTCAATCGCTAAATATAACTCTGGTAAACCCATATCCCAAAATTCTTTTGGTGGTATGCCAAGAACACCTATTGCAACCTCTATGTATCTTGACCATGGGATACTAGGCTCATTTGTGTCTCTTCTGACTTTTTTTCATTTTCTCTTTGACCTCCTTGTAAAACATTTGCAAGAAGTTCTCCACAAACTCGCATACCTTCAGATATGCCAGATTCATAGATAATATGATTGACTTTATTTTCTTCAATATTATTTCCACCACCTTTAAGTGCAGAATGGATAATAAAACCCATTTCTGTAAGCGATAGATGACCTTCTGATAACTTGGTTGTCAGTTGTACAATACTTTGCCCTAATGAAGTTTCAACTCTTATCAGAGAATCAACTGTCATTCTCGTCTTGTACTTCTGATTTCCTAGCTTTACTTCCAGTTCCCCTCTGAATGGATTTGTCATTTAATATCTCCAGTTGTAATGTTTCATTTCTTCCACCAATATCTGTAAATTTATTGATAGTCATTTTCTTTCCATTAACAGAGATATTATCCCCAACAGAGATACCTTCAATAAAGGGCATTTCTATCATAGTTTTATCGTCACTCCTATTAATGGAACACTTCATTGTAGCATCTGCTATAACGATTTCTGTATTTTCCCAAGCCATTATCTAACCTATACTGTTGCTATGGTTAAATCACCTGCACTTTCAAATGTAAATGAATATGTAACTTCTCCATTATACTCACCTGCATATTCAAGTGTGGTTAATTGAAATGCACCAGTTATAGTAATTAAGTCTGGAACTAGAAACTGATAGTTGGCATTTGATGATGCATGCCACTTTCCGTATAAAGTTGTTTCTGATGCTGAATCTGTAAAAACTCCAGACCCTGACACTGTTCCACTCTTAATACCACCTTGAGCAAGTAATTCTCTTGCATTATTGGTACTATCTTTATTTGTGATATCAACTGTTTCATCATTTAACGTAATGTTAGTTGATCTCATTCCACCTATTGTTGTAAAGGTTTCTGGTGATGCACCATCTCCTATCTTCATCAATAAGGCTCGTCCTTTTTGTGCTGCCATATTATTCTCCTTTTAGCTATCAGTTACAAAGGCTCTAAATCGCATAACCCCATGTCTTGTTATGCCGTCATCTTCTAAAATATCAGTTGTAAATTCACATCTGCAATCTACAAATGATGCCCCAGACACAGATAGGGAACTCTCATGAAGAAGTCTGTATATTTCTTTTTGTATATTTTTTATTTCTTTCATTCCTCTATAAGCACTATAAACATCTACGTTAAAAACATAATCTCTGCCATCTAAAGTTTTACTTCCATTATCAGAAGTTGTTTGTGGACCTATAACGACAATTGGAAGACTTGTATCATCTGGTACTGAATCAAAAACTCCAGTAATAAGATTGTTTAATGTTACATCTCCATTTAATGTACTGTATATCCTTTCCTGTAATGCAAAACTATGTAAACTCATAATTTAATATACCATTTTTTAATTAAAATCTGAAATTCTATTTTTATTGTGAAGCATATTCTTCATCCATATAAACAATAACAAAATCACCAGATACACCATCTGTACTTGAGGAAGTTTTCGCTCTAAGCTCTATATCACTCTTTTCTGTAGCGACTATTGGCATTGATAAATCCACAAATACGTTTGTATTAGCAAAAGTTGTTATATATTTTGTTGCAAAAACACCACCAAATTCTCTTATTGCCATTCTACCAGTAACAAATTTATTTAATGTAGAACTACCAGTTGATAATTGTAAATTATATATATAAGCAGTATGATTTCTTGGAACTGTCCATAATGCCATTAATGTTTGATTGTCGCCAATAGTAATTGTTGCATATTTATTTGCTGGGACTCCTGCAGTTACAGTACCAGTTCCTGCATAAATAACTCCTGCGTTTTGCTCACCAGTTCCTGCAGTTTTAACAATAATACGATTAATTCTTATATATTCATTAGTCGTATTGACTGCTGTTTGTCCATTTAAGGTAACTGTTTCTGATATCTCGTCATAGTTACTATCTAAACCACTTAATAAAACTGTTCTTGCTCCAGTTCCTGCTGACGCATCATTTGTATTAGAACTTGAAACTTTTAAAATACTTGCTGATGATAAATAGGAATAAATACCACCTTGTGACCATATTGTTTCTTCATCCGTACCTACAGTTGGATTATAGCCAAATTTAAATAAGCCTTTTTCTTGAACTAGGCTTCTTCTTATTTGCCAACCGTATTTGGAATCAATCGTCATTTTTTAGCCTTTAAAGGATGTCCTTCTGGCAATAAATCTCTATCAAATTTACCTTTTCTGTATTTTCCAGTTCTAACTGCAAAAAGAAAAGCATTTACACGAGCAATCGCCCATTGTTCTGGACCCATAACTGTTCTTCTTACACTTTCTGGATTGGTTCTATAAGCACCAATGCCTCTATTAAATACTTTTTCAAGCATAGAACGAGTGACTCTTTTTCCTTTTTTATCACCATGCTTTTCATTATGTTCTTTTACTTTATTATTTATTGTTTCTTGCATTCTTGCAGAAAGTTTCTTTTCTTCTTTTTGATTGGTTACTCTTAGATAAACACCATGTGTCTCACAGGGCATATAATAATTTCGCTCTGGACCTTTTATAGTATGATGCCCAGAACAACCTAATTTATCTGCTCTTGCTCTTGCTTGTGATACTGACGTAAAAACATCTCGCCCCTCCCCAAATCCTGGGTCTTGCTCCATTTCATTCACAATTCTTCTGAGCGTACCAACTAATTCTTTCTACATTAAATGCCGTCCTTTACGTCTTTACTAAACATATTTTTATATTTTTTTTTTCCTTGCTCTAATGCAGGCTGTAAAAAAGGTCTTGCTTGCATATGTCGTGTACCAAATTCTAAAGCCTCTGAATATTTGGCTCTACTTTCTACTGAAGCACCTAATTGATCTGCATCTACAATAAGATGTATATTACTAGATAAAAATCCAGTATCACTTGCAGGTGGATCGCCTTCCTTAGATATTCTTATTGTTCTTTTTGGATTATATCGTGTAACAGTATCACCTGCTCTTGGATTCTGATTTATACTTGTTATTGCTACGTTTCTTACCTCATTCGCAGAAACTCTTACTGTTTTTTTAAGATTTGAAAGTACGTTCTTAATTTTTAAATCAATCTTACCTTCAAATTCATTTTTATTAACAACTTTAAATTTAAGTGTCATCTACTGCTCCTTCTGAACACTTAAATATAAGAAATCTATCTCGTTCACCTACATCAATTACAGACTTTACTGATAAAAACCTTGTAACACCACTATCTGACCAAGATATTCTCATTTTACCCCCACCAGATTTAAAATTTATATTTGAATAATATCTTGTATAAACTTCATGTGTAATTGGATTTTCAAGTCTGCCTGCCTCAAAGTTTTCGTTTCCTAACTTTGGTACAACTTTAGCCATTAATGTTCGTCTGTCATTGAATGATGAGGTATAACCTCCTCCAGTATCTGTAGAGGTTCCTCTGGTTTGTAGTGTTACAGAGTGTCTTAAATCGCCTATATATGGATATTTAGCCATTAGCCTAAGCCTATTCCAAACCTCATATTTCTAAAAGGTTTCCATAACGAATTTACAAGAGTTGGAATTGTGGTTACACTTTCTCCTCTTATTGTCATTTCTGGATTTTCAAAATAATGTGATGCTAAAACTATTATGCCTTGCTTTATAGCTGATGGTACATCACTGGCACTTGAACCATATCCTGCAACATAGGTAATTTCTATTGCATTTGCTACCCTAAGCATATCATCCCAAGTTTCTCCAGTTCTGAGAACAACTCGCCCATAATCACTAGCAGTATCTACATAATAACGACTAGATGCCATTGTGGTTTCTGTATCGCTATCATCAAATGTTTTTACACTAGATACACTTACCAAAGGACTAAATGGCAAAGATACACTTCTCTGTCTATATTCCAAAAAGGGACCAGTAGTAATACCTTCTTTATTTGGAAGTATGGAATCAGAATAAGGTATATTATCAAGTGAAAGTTTTAAAGTTCTATTTATTAGGGATTTTTGTAAGTATTCTTTTGCCACACTTATTGATGCATCTTTACAGACACCAATTTGTGTATCGTGAGTGGTATCATCACTTGCTATTCTTAAATTTGCTTTTACTTGTGCCGTGGTTACTACATCAGTTGTTTCTGCAGTAACTACTGTGATACCAGCCATTTTTCACCTACTTACTTTTTTTTATAGTCTTTGTAGGTGCTTTTCCACCTTCCCATGCTTCATTTACATCTTTTGTAGCAGGGTTATCAGCTTTTAAAGTACCATCTGTATTTCTTGCTCTTTTTATTTCTGTTGGGGAATCAACTTTAGTTTCTTTTCCACCACCAATTTCTTCTGCCCAACCTTCATTAATAAATACTTTCGCAATATTTACTTGCCATAATTCATTCATCTCGTAGATTTCACCTTGAACATAATCCATACCAATATTTCCAAGAGCATTTGAACTTGCATGGGTTGTTCTTGACATTTTTATTCTCATTAGAAACTCCTTAGAAAGTATGCCCTCAAATTAATGAGGGCATATTTAAGATTAACCAGTTGAAGAACCGTTATCAGAACCACTTGCAGGTCTATGAGTTGGCATAGTAATACCAACAACCCCTATAGGTGTTCCGTTTGTGTGAGTTCCTGTCTTGGTGCAAGCAATTCTTGCATATCTCTTAGGTCCTACATAACCTATTGGATAAGAAGCATCATCCTCTGCTGCAGCATCAATAGTCGCATATATGCCACTACTATCTACATCAGCAAAAGTAACAAACTTATTATCTGTTACTGCAGAGAAAGAAGAATTATCATCACTATCTTGTAGGATTAAATCCCACTTAACAGAAGATGATAATGTATCTCCACTTTCACCAACTAATACATTAAACATAGCACCGTTTGTATTGGCAGTATCTAGTCCACTTGTATTTGTTGTAGCAGTTAAGGTTGCAGGGTCTAACACTTGTGTCATTGCTAGATTATTAGCTAAATCTTTTGTCGCCATATTCTAATCTCCCTTTAAGCTGATACAGTTTGAGTTCTAATCGCTTCAGCAATTATTACTTGTCCACCCAATCTCTTTCTTGCTACATAACGGATTGTTCCGCTTGTTGCTTGAGTGAATGGGTCTCTAAGAATTGCTAAATTGATTCTGTCTACAATCATATAACCTCTGTTAAAATCACCAAAGGCTACTGGCTTGTTTCCTGCTCCTACATCTGGCATATCTGTTGCCTCAATGTAAGGTTGTCCAAGAATAGTGTTTGGTACACCAACTTGTAAGCTAAATCCTGCTTGGAAAACATAAGAACCATTTGTGTCTTGTAATTGTCTTATCTTACCAAGAGTTGATCTATTGAAAACAAATACACCATTTCTGGCATACTCAGTCTTAATTGCAGAATAAAGGTCAATTAAACCATTAGCTGTTAATGCAGATGCCGCACCTGAGTTTGTAGTTGCAACATTTGAATTTGACATAAAGCCTTCTGGTCTGCCTGCACCACTTCCGTTAACAAAAGCAGTTCCTTCAGCTACTGCAAATTGCATTGCAAATTCTGCTGAAAGTTCTGATTCCATATTGAAAGCTGAGTCCTCAACATCTTGCTCTGTAATATCAACAAGTGCATATAACTCATGTGCAGTAATTTCTTCCATTCCATAAGTTAAACCAGTTGTCTCTGACCTTGTGCCAGTTTCTGAAACAAATGCTGCAGAAAAAACACCAGTTCTTGTTGGTACTTGAACACTTCTGTTTGATGTTGTTCTTACTCTAGCAATAGTACGAATAGGTGACATTTCTGTAACCTTTTTCTGAATCTCAGCAACGTACTCTGGTGGAGCAAGATATCCACCACCAGTATCATTAGATACTGTGAGAACCTTATGTTCCATTTCATCTAAAGACTCCTTACCTTTTCTGAGGTATTTGTCATAGGCTTTTAATTTGAAATCAATTTCTTTTGTCTCAAATCCTGCCTCTGGTCTTTTGATTTCAGTTTCAATTTTGTCCATTCTGTCATTTAACTTCTTGGACTCCATCATCTCTTTAGTGAACTTTTGGTTCACATCCTCAAGTGCATCTAACTTTGACTCAATCTTAGATAACTTATCATCTGTAATTGGGTCTGAAGCACCTTTGGACTCTAGTTGCTCAAGACGTTCATTATTAGCATTTTTGAAATCTTCAAATGTTGTTCCAAAATCCTCAATGACACCTTTAAGCTCTTGTAAATCAGCCATGCTGACCTCCTTTTACTTGTTAGGTTTAAATTTAGCCATTAAACCTTTCATTGATTCAATAGCTTCGCTTACATCAAGGTCATCTCCAACATCTCGTTGTTTTGAGATTATATCCATTATGCCTTTGGCACAAACCTTACTTAATGAACGGCTCAACCCACAGTCCTCACGAAAATGAGTTTCCCAGTCACGAATAGTCCTTGTAAAGGCATCTTTTACTTGCTGAACCCTAGCCTTTGGGTTCATTGGAAAAGTTACAAGGCTAATTTCCATCAAATCCACTTCTTTTAGCATTCTTCTTCTACGTCTTTCGTCATAGCTTTGCTTTTGTGGATCTGCTTTATATCCGATTGATAATCCATCTAATGCACCCATTTTTAGTAGTTCGTATGCTTCCCTACCTTGCTGAGTGCCTAAAGCGAGTTTACCTTTTACTCTTAAACCATCGCCATCTTCTTTAATACTTTCAAAAACTCCAATTGGCATATCTTGCTTGTGTTGCCATAATAATTTTATACCTTTAGCCTTTTTAACTCTAAGACTTTTGCTAAATGCACCATCTTCAACTACATCATTTCCTAAATCTTTATTTCCAAAGATAGAACCATATCCTTCAAATTTTCCATAAGGCTTTTTATCATCATCATCGTCATCATCATGATATGCTTTTATTTCACAATTTGGTAAATATATATTGCCAGTATATATATCGTCTTTGGTTAATTCTTCAGTATTCATCTCTGCTCCCTTTCCACTAAATAAATTGGAGCATACAGCAAACCTTTGTTTGGCATCTGGATATTCAGAACGACTTTTATCGTCAGACATACATCTTGACATAAAATCTTGTCTGCTCTCGTTAGCATTTGGTTTTACTAAAGGCATTCCTTATAATATATGCTAATTTATTTTATGTAAATAGAAAAAGACGACAAAAAATATGGTTTTGACCATAAAAAACTCTTTTAAGTAGTTTACTTCTTCATTTAGATAGTATATAATGAAAGTATAAATATATTTTTAAACGGAGAAACAAAATGAAAACACAATTATCAAAGAACATAACTGGTAGAGGTTTCTACAGAGATTATGTAAACAAAGCACCTCACCCAACAAATATACATTTTATATTTGAAAGAGGTCTTTCTAAGTCACATTTTTATGGTTGGAATACAGATGTACCAGCTTGGGATATCAAGTTTACTCTTGATGGTTCTAATTATGAAAATGTTGGGGTTATAACAGTATTTGCAGATGGTGTTAAAGGTTCACTAGATGATACTACAGACACATTGTTAGATGTTTCTGGTAAAGACCCATTTGAGTTATTTGTAGAATTAGTAAACAAAGCTGATTTTGCAAAGTTGGAAGATAAATTTTTTCATAAGTTTTATTAATAGGGGGCAAAAATGATAAACTTTACAACACAAACTGAATATCAAGGTTCAAATGTAGCAGAATTATTAGCTGAAGGCTTTCCAATGGGTTCAGAGTTTTGTACTTTTAAGCAAGCAGTACAATATTACAACCTTACTGGTAAAGAATTAGCAGGTGCTAAATCATGTGCTACACTTAGAAAGTTGGTAACTAAAGATGAAATCAAAGATGGTAAGAAAATTAAAAAGCAAGTAATGAGAGCATTTCGTGTTTTTGAAAAGAACCATCTTATAGAAACTATGCTTAAAAATGGTCATGCACCTTTTGAGGGTACAGACGAGCAAGAGTATAATGCAGACATTGAAGCATACGATATTGGTAGTTACTACTGTAATCAACTTCTAGGAAAGGGTGGGGTTTAACCCCTCCCTAAGGAGTTATTATGGATAATTTATACACAAGAAAAATAATGCTTAATACTGCAAGACACTACAACGTAATGAAAGAATATTGGGGTATATATAGAGAACTCAAAGAGATTTACGGAGATAGTGATTCTGATGCATTTGTTAATGCTATGAAACCAAGATTAAGAAAAGTAATAGAAAAACAAATAGAAAGAGAAAGAAGATGACAAAAGAAAAAATTACAAGAGCAGAGGCAGAAAACCTTGTTTCAACAAGAGGTTTTACTTGGGAGCAGATAAATGAGATGTTTGATGTTACCAGTAATCCACGCAGTTATACATTTACTGTAGAGAAAGAAAGGCAGTTTGCCATAAAAGTATTAAATGTAATTTCTAATCTATCTTTAAGGGAAAGAGAAAGAGTATTGCAAAGAGCCATTAAAGTTAATAAAGTTTAATTATACTCCCCTTGTAACCCTCATTATTTATTTGGTGGGGGTTAATATATTCTTGCTTCTACATTATTAAGCATATCCAAAATATCTTCAGTAAATAATTTTCTTTCTTGTCTTAGTGCAGTTTTAAGCAATACCTCATAATTAGAAAGTATATTTCCTTTTGTATAATCTACATTAATTGGTAAAAGTTCATAAGCATTTTTATATTTCTTATTATATGTATTTAATAGTTCGTTAACTGCTTTATCATCTATAAATTCTTGCTCTAAATAAAACTCTGGGTTAGTTGCCATCTACCTTACTCCTTAATAATTCTGCCATACCATCAATATCATTTCTTTGATATAGCTCAAATAATTCATCAAACGATTTGGTCATATTAGGTGCATACATTTTCATTAGTTTTTTAAATACTTTGGCTCTTTTACCTCCTATAAGTGCTGTATAATTTGCCATTGCTTCAGTTGTATGACCTATGCTTACACCTCTTTCAACTTTATAAAACTGACCATAATACGATTTACCATGACCAAAACCAATCTTTGCATTTGATATTGCTTCAAGATAATCAGAAAAATAAAGCATATCATCATTAAAAAGATTTACACCTCTTGTTTCAGTTAAGAAACTTTTAATATCATTATTTCTCAAGTATATTGCCATTCTTTTGAGCTTTATTTGTTTCATTTGACCTAACTGCATCTGATTCAATAATTGCCCATCTGCTAATTCATTTAAATCATCAAAATCTAATCCAGTTCCTTTAAATTCTTTATTAATTATATCTTTTGTTTCCATATCGTAATCTGCTTTTCTAAGCTGACCAGTTGATACAAATTCTAACTTTCCATTTTTATCTCTTTTAACTCCAGTTAAACCAAATTTTGACATATCTCTATTTACATTTTTACCGATATCGTCCTTATCAAATTTCTTTTGGAATTTTCTATCTTTTAAAACATCTTTACTTAAATACCCAGAAATGTAATCAAGACCCTTATATTTATCTGGCATATCAAAATAAATGCCTTTATCTTGCATTTTAGTCATAATATTACTTGAATTATCTGTATCCATAACATGACCCACTTCATGTCGCCATGTAGTTTTTCTATTTCCAACATCTAAATGTTCCAATATATCTGATTGTGATGCACTTCTGGCACCCATACCTATTTCGTTTCTGTCAGCATATGCTCTGCCAACTCCATATTTAACTTTTATTGGTTGTATATATTTAATTGTTTTAAATGGTGTTGATGAACGATTCCAATCAGCATTTTCTTGAAATAATAATTCATCTTTATTTGTTTGACCAAAAGGATTAACTGGCTCTGGTATTGGTTTTTGTGCAGTATTTTCATCCACAACAAAATCTTCTGGCTCTATATATACAACTACACATCTACAATTTATAACTTCAGATGCTCCACCTTTTGGGTCTCCTGCATACTGCATCTCTTTTCCACCAACTATAAATGGGTCATCTATAGATACAGTTTGCCCATTTGCTTGATTATGTGTGCTTCTTGTTCTTGGGTCATTACTTGAAACCCATCTTTTCTGCATACTAGGTTCTTCAAAGTTTCTGGCTTGAGCATGAATTGCAAAAGATGATACTGTATGTGTTTCTGTTCGTGCAATAGTATTTGCCCTAGCTCTCGTAAACCGTGGACTCATTCTTTCATTAATTGCATTAGCAATAGCACCTACACCTTCATCTCTATTGGCAAGTATTGTATTAGCTATTATTTCTCTGGTTGTTTCTGATATCCCTACTATTCTTACACCACCAAGTGTTTTCATATATTGCGAGTAGATGAGGTCGTAATCTTGTGTCGCTTTCTGTGCCATTCTCTGAGTGAACATTCTCTGGGCAAATGTTTTGATGCAGTCCATATAAAATGGCTCAAGAACGGACTGAATATTAGGCAATATACGTCTACTATAGACTTCAAAGCCTTGTAGACCACCGTTAATATACGAATTACTGGCATCAGAGCCAATTTGTGAAAAAGTGCGAATTAACCTAAAGTTAAGATTCCTTTCGTACCCTTTTCTGAGTCTGTTTACCTCTCTGTATTCCTTCCTCACAGAGATTTTTTTCATTCGTTGTTTGAATTGTAGATTTGTTTTCATCTCTTGCTTTCATAATCTGATCTCGCTTTCTTTTAGAGAATGCAAAACCTTCATCTCCACCCCATAAATCCCAAGCGATTCTCCCATTACTAGGAAAACCTTTTTCTCCTTGTCTAAAGCCTTCTGCTCTTTTATCTACCTCGTGTCTTGAAAAAAAGGAATACATTCTTAATATTGTTGATTCTGATAAATTTTCCTTATTTACGAGTTGTCTTGCTCTGGCTAAACCAACAGCAGTTCCCCCTCTTTTAAATTCTTTTCTCCATTCTAATGCCCTCCTTGCATTATCAGCCATCGCTGATGTAGGTTGAAATGTTAATCTTTTTTCCTCTTTAGAGAAATTAAGTGATTCACCTTCTGGCATAGCTTCCCACTTTAAACACCAATATTCGCCTCTTACTATTGCATCAAACTTTGTACAATATAGTTCTTTATGGTCTTTAAATTCACTCTGCATCTCTTGTTCTTCTTCTGGTTTACCCAATCTTACATATTTACAGTTTTGGCATTTATATGTATTTGTAGAATAAGAATAGGCAGGTGGTAAATTACTGTCCACTTCTTCTCCATCTGGATATGTATCCAATTTACTCCCATAAGCATCTTCGTATAATCTTTTGGCTACATCATCATTATTAGATGTTGGTGGCTCAGGAACCTCGCTTCCAAGTGGAAATAGATTTGCACCAATATAAACTTCATCACCACCTTTAATTGGCTCAAGACCTAATCTTTCTCTTGCTTCATTTCTAGTTATAATACCTTTATCAACTGCTGTAATTACATTATCGTATATCATTCTACGTCTTTCAGTAATCGCAGGGATATTATCTATATCATATTTTAACTCTAAATCCTCTCCATACATTGGTACAAGCCATTCATTTAAATCACTTTGTATATGCTTTAATAGAGGAATAATAGTTTCTTCATATAATGCTAATCTTGCTTCTGCCATATTAGAATATGTTTGACTGTCTGGAATACCTACTAATTGTGCAGGAACCCCAAAACATAAAGCAATATCTCTTGCACTAAAGTTTTTCATAGATGCAAAATCCATATCTTTAGGTGTAAGACCCATTTCCTTATAGTCAAAATCACCTTCAAGAATTAATGTTCTGCCACTATTGTTACTACCTTCAAATCTATGTTTTAAATCTGCTCTGAGCATTTCTCTCTGACTATCTGAAAGCATAGTCATATTTCCTGCTTCATCTTTTGGTTTATAGACAACTGCACCACTTGGTCTTGCACCATTCATAAGTAACATAACATTATGTCTGTTGGATAAATTATGTTGGTCAATATCAGTAGATGCTGCCTTTAAAGGACTTAATCCATAATAATCATCTAAAGGATTAAATAGTTTTATTTGCTTTACATCACTTTCGCCAGTACTGGTATTAACTTCATATTTTGCACTTACTTGCCCATTTACAACATATTCATAAGCCATTGGTATCATTCGTTGACTTGGGACAATTCTCATTCTATCTGGTCTCATAGTGTACAACTCTTGTGGCATACCTTCGTCCGGACCAGTTTTAAGCAAATAACTATTTCCACTTAATAAAAGATAAGAATAAACAATCTGAAAAAACTCTGATTGACTACACATTGGATTAGGTCGCTCTAATAAATCCAAAAGTGGGCTATCTTCTATTGGTTGGTCACCTCTAAATAAATTAAATTTTACTGCAGATGCTCCGTTAGCAATTTCATTAACACATCTAAAAACAATTGCATTATCTTGGTAACCATCTTTGGCTAAATCGCTATAACTCATTTTTGGTTGTGTTTGTGTGCCAACATTAGAATATGCGATCATTGGACTTTGCTTTACTTGGTTAATAAACAAAGCCTTCCATGCTTCTTTAAATCCCATTTAGGTCTCCTATGTAACTCTCCATATCGCTTGACCAGACGATTTGCTGAGTTCAGTCAACCCCCACACTAGGGCATCAAGCCTATCTGGTGAACTTCTACTGTCAATAGTAAAAGAACACATTTGGTCTTCAAGTTTGGCAAAATAACCAATATGGCTTACTTTACCTTGCTCATATAATGCAGAGATTGGTTCTGCTCTTACCAACTTACCTTTAGATGCTCTTACTGCCCTGTAAGGAATACTTGCATCTACAGTTCTAAGCAATCGCTCCACCAAATCGCCACCATTATTCACTTCTGCAATAACTCTATCTGCTTCATACTTATAAAAAGCCTCTACAACAGTTTTTGCCCAAGTATCTGCACTCATTCTAGCAGATAAATCTTCTAAAATATAGTACCTATTATCAAATCCTTTTCCACTAACAATTATACCAGTTTCATCTGAGCCTTCATTATTGGTAACTGCAGGGTCAACACTTATAATAATTCTCTGCATTTTGTCTGGTATTTCTTTCAATCTCTTATCTTCTATAAGTTTTGGATTCCATAAAGCACCTTCAACTTCAGTTAGAACCTCTGCAAATAGTTCTTGTCTACCTAGAGTTGTACCTTCATATTTATCTCTTAATTGTTGTAATGCACTTTCTGCAAGATTTGCTTCATTATCAAATGTACTACCAGTTTGCACAAATACATCTTTACCTTTTCTTTCAATCAAATCAGTAATTATCTTTGTTGGTCTAGGTGTAGTTGTAATTACAAGTTTTGGATTATCTCCAAGTCGTAATCCAAACATCATCTGGTCAAATGACTCTGCATATCGCCAAGCTGCCATTTCATCTGCCCATATTCTATGAAATTGTGGTCCTCTTAATCTGTCTGGCTCTATTGCAGCATATCCTTGTATTACTGAACCATTCCATAATCTTAATTCCATAGCACTTCTATTATAGGCTTTTCCAGTATCAATTAAGCATTCTTTAGGAACTAATTTTAATAAGCCAGATGGTCCTTCAAAACAGACTCGTCTTAGGTCACCACTAGTAGGTGCAACCACTCCACAAATAGAATTTGGTCTTTGCATAGCATATGTGAGTATGTTTTCTGCACCAGTTCTGGTCTTTCCCCAACCTCTTCCTGCTAATATTAACCAAATTGCCCAATCACCTAATGGCTCTATCTGAGTTGGTCTGGCTTGTTGTGACCATATAGTTCTATTATAAAAGGCAACGGTTTCTTGTTCTTCAAAATCCTGTGTGAGTTTTTCAAGATAATTATAATCTATATTTTCTGCAAGGTTATTCATTTATTCTTATTTCTTGCCATTTCTTGTACTATTTGTAATGCCTCAGATAGTTTTGTTTCGCCTTTATCTTCTGTAACTATGTCGTGTTTATCTCTCTGCCCTAACAACTGCTTTCCTAACCATATAGCCATAGTAGCATTATTTGTTTCATCCATAATCTGTAGTTGCTTTCTTCTAACTGATAATTTACCTTGTGCCCTACCTTTTTCTATTGCAGTTCTTACCTCTTGATCATTTTTAAATCTATCTTCAAGAGTTCTTAAAGGAATATCAAAGAAATGTGCTATTTCTGGCATTGTACAGTTTAAAGTGCAAAGTTTTTGCAACTCTGGGATATTAATATCTACCTTTGGTCTGCCAACTTTTTTAATTTCTTTTGCCATTCTTT